CAACTCAAGGTGCTGTCGGAATTGACTTTGACGGGGGGACCGAATCAACCCCATCTCAGCCTCTAGGCAGTAGAATGGTCGGCACTGATGCTTCTACTTGGCTCTACGTTTCAGCGGGCAGCGCAGTTGCCCAATATGACGTGGTTGCCGTGACGGAAGCATACTCTGCCGTTCCGATTACCAAGGCCCTAGTCGATACTGGTGAATTGATTGCCGTAGCCCCCGAAGCGATTACGAACGGGGAATACGCTTGGGTTCAGTTGAACGGAATTTGCACAATTAACGTTTTGGCAAGTGCTGCCGCAAACGTGATTTTGTATTCTTCAGCAACAGCCGGAAGTCTTGATGACACCTCCACTTCTCACACGAGAGTTGACGGCATCAAGCTAAGCACGGCTCGTGGCGGAACTGCTGGCAGCGCGCCCGCTATCGCCTCGTATCCGAAGTCGTTTGTGATCTAACCAAAAAGGAAGTGCGGGGGTGTAAAAGCCCCCGCGCAACTGATGCTTATGAGCGGAAATATTAGAGTTGAGTTTATTTCTGGAGAGGACGGAAGTCCTGATCTGATTGAGATTCGACGAGTGGGCGACCCCGACACGGTTCTCTACAAAGTCTCAGAAAAAATTGAATGGCTGAAAGAGAATTTTCCAAAAGAAATTGCGGCTTACCAAAAAAATGGTAGCGGCGCGTCGTCGGGTAAATTTAAGCCTTTGGGGACTGAGCTTACCGTCCTAAAGGGTGTCGGTAACAGGCGGGCTAAAGTCCTAATCAACCAGGACGTTAGTACGGTCGAGCAATTATCAGAACTTTCTGATGCAAGTGTTAGCAGCCTGGGTGCCGGAACGGTAGATTTGCGTAAGCAAGCCCGTGACTACCTAGCGGCTCAAGCTGGCATTCAACCGAAACAGGTTGTTGGATGACCCTACTAACGATTTGCCAAGACGCCGCAAACATCATCGGGATAACTGCGCCTGATGCTGTCTCAGCGTCAACAGACACCTCGGTTATTCAGCTAAAAGCTGCGGCAAATCAAGAAGGCCGCGCCTTAGTGCAGCGGTATACCTGGCAACTTCTTACAAAAGAAGAAAGCCATACCACTCTAGCCGCAGAAAGCCAGGGGACGATGGTTTCGATTGCCGCTGACTTTGGGCGGTTTAGCAACGACACAATGTGGAACCGCACAACAAATCGCACTTATTACGGCCCTTTGACCGGCTCTGAGTGGCAGCGGCTTCTAGCTGTTGTTAGCGGCGGCATTACCAACTATTTCCGCATTCGCGGCGGGTTGCTGCTTCTAAACCCAGCCCCGCCAGCAGGCGAGTCACTCAAGTTTGAGTACATTACAAAAAACTGGGTAGACGAATCTGGCGGCACGGTTGCTGACGCAGACAAGTTTACTGCGGACACTCAGACCAGCGTACTTCCCGAAGAGTTAATCACTCTTGGCGTTATTTGGCGGTTCCTAAAGATTAAAGGGTTGTCATACGACCAACAGTTCCTTGAGTATCAGTCGCGATTGCAGGAATACACGCAAAGCGAAGGAGCAAGACCAATTTTGCGTATGAGTGGACAAAACCGAGCTATTCTTGCGCTTAACGTGCCCGATTCGGGCTTTGGAAGCTGAACAAGGAGACACGCTATGCCGATGGTTGATGGAAAAGAGTACGCCTACACTCCAAAAGGGATGGCCGCAGCCAAGGCTGCTGCTAAGGGAGGCGCTCCTAAAACGGCATCTTCCAAAGCAGGCGTATGCACCATAAATGGTCCAAACGGAAATAAACCAAAAAGCTCTGGCGTAGCGTAGCCAATGGCCCGGGATCTCTACGGCGAACTGCTTTCAAAGGCGCTAAATCGAGGAGCGCCAGAAGGGCATTTCGCTGCTTATATCCGGCCTGACGAGAGTGAGGTTCTGCGCTCTATGGGTGGCGGCGTTGCTCCTGACGGTGGGCAGAATATGTATAACGGGATGCCTGCGTACTTTAGCGGCATTAGTGCTGTCTCTGGCAATGGTGGCGGCGGCGTTAGCTTTGGTTATGGTGATGGTGGCGTTAGCATCCCATCTTATTCTGTAGACGCGCCTTCAGTAAGCGCACCAGACCAAGGCTACATTGACCAGATGAACGCTGCGGTAGCGGATGCTCGCGCTGAAGCAGCAGCAGATGATATGGCGCTGGCAGACATTCTTGCTGGAGTTGAAGAAAGTATGGCAGGCGTCCCCGTCCCCTTTGGGATTCCGGCCTCATTTAGAGGAGGCCCAACTCAAAGCGGCGTTCCTGTAGGCGCAAGCCGAGTTTCGGGGCTTCCACAAGGAGCAACCTCTACTCCGTTTGGCCTTATGTATACGTCGCCAACGCAGGAGGCTATCAACGCACAAATCGCAGCAGACAAAGCCAATAATACGATTATGGGGGGGTTCATTCCTGGTGACAGAGATGTTTACCAAACTTTGTCAGGCGCCGTAGGAACGGGTCTTTCAGGAGTAGGCAGCGATCTTGCAAAAGGAGCGTTTGGCTTTGCAACCGGCCTTGGCCCTGTCCTTGCTGGCATGTCTTTAGCCGCACCAGATAGAGAAGGTAGCATTTCTTTTGTAGATGCTTTGGGTTCAGGGCGTTCTTATAACGATGACTTCAACATGGACGATATAGGACTCCCAAGCCTAAGCGATGAAGAGCTTATGGCGCTTACTCAACCAACAGACCCAGCAGACCCAACAGACCCCGCAAATGACCCAACGCCGCCTGCGGTTACGCAGTATTACACTCCCTCAGAGTACGTTAGAAAAAGGCTTGCGGATAACTTGGCGTATGGGAAAAATCGGATAGGGTAATGGCAAGATCTCCTGCACCCATGACCGGGCAAAGCACTGCTTTCCCAGCCCCGATAGGCGGTCTAAACACCCGTGATTCGGTGGACTTGTTGCCGGAGACTGATGCAATCAGGCTGGACAATTTCTTCCCAGCGCGCTCTCACGTTCAAGTTCGCAACGGATACGACGACCATGTAACGAGTCTGCCGTCTACGGTACAGAGCTTGATGGTCTACAATAGCGGAACAGCCAGCACGATGTTCGCCGCAAGCGGGAGCGCTGTCTACAACGTGACTAGTGCCGGATCGGTCGGCTCTGCTGTTATTACCAGTCTGTCTAACGCTAAATTTCAGTCGGTCAACATGACCACTTCTGGTGGGTCATTTCTTTGGATCTGCAACGGTGAGGACGCGCCTCGTCACTGGAACGGCTCTGCATGGGCCACGCCGACATTGGGCAGCGTCACCGCCGCAAACATAATCAACGTTGAAGTCTACAAGGAACGGCTGTTCTTTGTTTTGACCGACAGCCTGACGTATGGGTATTTGCCAATAAACAGCATCGCCGGAACAGTTGCTTCAGTAAATCTGGGCAGCGTTTTTAGCAAGGGCGGCAAGCTAATGGCGATCAGCACCTGGACCCGTGACGGTGGGTCTGGTCCTGATGACAACATCTTGTTCTATACGGATCAGGGCGAGATCGCGATGTACAGCGGGACCGACCCATCCGACGCTACAAAGTGGGGGTTAGTCGGCGTTTACACGGTTGGTCGGCCAATCGGGCGTAGATGTATGATGAAAGTCGGCTCTGACTGCTATTTGGTTACAGAGAACGGCCTGCTTCCGATGACCCAAGTTCTTGGAACGGGCGAGGCTGCGCCAAACGTCGCTCTTAGCGACAAGATCAGCAACAGCTACAACGATTCAGTCGTTGAGTTTAAGGGAACCTTTGGCTGGCAAGGCGTGGTGTATCCAAAAGGCGGGTACGCCGCTATTAATGTTCCATCGTCTACTGGTGGGGACTTCATTCAATACATTATCAATCTAGAGACTGGGTCATGGTCCCGTTTCACCAATCAGGACGCATATGTCTGGGCTGTATTCAATAGCGACCTCTACTTCGGGGGGAGCACCAAGGTCTACAAAGCAGACAGCGGGACAGACGATTCGGGTGGGGCAATAGAAGCCGTCGCCAAGACAGCGTTTATCTACTTCGGCGGTAGATCGGGACCAAAGCGCTACACAGCAATCCGGCCTGTTATGGCAAGTGATGCTGAGCTTGAGGTCAGTATTGGGTTTGATACCGACTTCAGAGATGGAACTACGACGTTTACACCAAGCACGACAGGATCTATCGCTTCTGCGTGGGACACAGCAACCTGGGACTCAGCATCGTGGGGAAGCCCAATCACAACTCATCAGGCATGGTTTAGCGTAGCCGACATTGGCTGGAACGCAGCCGTCCGCGTTAGAACCAGCACGACCCAACAGTCTGTTCGCTGGCTTGCTACAGACGTCCGCTACGAAGTAGGGGTCGGGCTATGATAAGTGATTACGTCTGGGATCTTCTTCTGCCCTCAACGGAAAACTTTGAATCGGTTGACCGGCAGGATGTCGAGCTTGGCCTTGATAACGGAAGTTTTACGCTGTTCCAGGGAGAAAAATCGGCTGCGGTGACTTGTGCTTACGGCGAATCTTTAAGAATTGGATTGGCCGGAGGCGACCTTGAAGAACTGAAAGAGATCGAAGAAAAGATCTGTAGTTTCGCAAAGGACAATAAGTTTAAGTTCATTGAGATTATTGGCCGTCCTGGCTGGGAAAAAGCATTGACCGATTACAAAAAGACAGCAGTTCTGCTGAGAAAGGAGCTAAATCATGGGCTTCATTAGAGATATGTTTAGCAGCCCAAAAGCACCGCCCCCGATAGATTACGGGCAGTTGGCGCAAAACCAAGCTGTTCTTGATAAAGACACTCTCAGGCTGCAAACAAATTTAAGCCGCCCTGATATGGTGACGCCGTACAGCACGACGACGTTCCGCGAAACCGCAGATGACGAATACCTGGGCACCTACACTCTCGCTCCCGAATACGAAGCCCAGCGTGCTGCGGAGCAACGGATACAAGGCGGGTTGCAGGGACTGGCGCAGCAGCGCGTTAATCAGATAGATCAAACCCCGTTTAATACGCGGGGACTCCCATCTGAGCCGGGTGCTTTCTCGTATGGAAATTATGGAGCGCAACCGCAGTATTCTACTGCTGGGGCATCGTACCAACTCCCCGGCTACTCAGATTTAGAGTCTTACGCCACTGGCGCTGCTGATGATTTCTACAATCGTGCGACGAACAGGCTAAACCCGCAGTTCGACAGACAAGAGGCTGCTCTCAGAACTCAGCTAATCACCACAGGAATCCCAGAAAATTCTCCTGCTTACAATCAAGAGATGGAGACGTTCCGACAACAAAAGAACGATCAGTTGGCTGATTTGGCAAGTCAGGCCGTGTTCCAGGGCCAAAATCTTCAATCAAGCATGATGGGCAACATCCTGACGGGTCGCGGACAGCAGTTGCAGGAACTGGGTACGCAGTACGACGTTTCTCAGGCGCAGAGAGGCCAGAGGATCGCAGAAGGCCGAGATCAGTACGCACTGGGGCAGCAGGCAAGGGATCGAGCTATTGCAGAAAGGCTCCGAGAGCGGCAGCAGCCAATGACAGAGCTTTCGGCTCTGCTGACCGGCACAACGCCGTTCTCGCAAGCCGCTGCTCAAGGTCCAGGCTCTCTTGCTCCGATTGCGGCCCCACCGCCGATAGACCTTGGCAGCTACGCTGCTGCACAGCAGGCAGACAATCTTGCTAGGTTCCAAGGTGCCCAACAACGTCAGGCGACGGCCCTCAACATTCCCGTAGCTCTAGGCTCTGCGTACTTGGGACGCGGGGGCCAATAGGAGTAGCCCGATGGCTTTCACAGTAGACCCCCGCATAGCGATGGCGCAGGAACGCCGGAAGTTCAATCTATCGGCAGCCTTGAAGCCAGCCCAAGCGCGACAGAACCCTTACGCAAATGACGTTGTTAACCAGCAACTAGCGAGGCTTGCCTATGGCGTCGGGGCGAATATAGCTGGCAGGGACGCGCAGCGGCTTACAAACCAACAGACGGCGGCACAGGGTGCTTTAGCCAGCCTGTTGATGACAGGCAGCGTTCCGGGTGCCACGGCTGCAAGCGCTCCAACACCAGCGCCAACCGGGTTCCTTGCTCGTGCCAAGCAGTTTGCCATGCCATCCGCGCCGACAGTGGCGCAAGCGGGCAGGCAGTTTGCTGGAGCAACACAAATAACACCGGAACTGTTGGCTGCATCTGGCGCAGACCCTTTCCAGGTCGCTACAGCTCAAAGAACTATAAAAGCTCAAAATCTTGCTTTGAATCAAACAAGGAATTTAAGCGCCGTTCGTATCCTATTGCCAAAAATAGAAGATGGGGTGGATCTGACGCCTCAAGAAACGTCTGTTCTTAACTCGGCATTGCAGAACCTTCCGCCAGATATTTCATCTTTGAACCGCCGCGTTGCAATTAAAGACAGCACTGGCAAAACGATAGGGAATCAAACTGTCGACATTTTTGGTCGTCCAGTGGGAGATGAAAAGTACCGACCAGTTCAAAAGCCAGGGTCATCTGTCACTGTGCAGACAGCGGGGGAAACTTCGCTCGCAAAGAAATCGGCAGAAATGGGGGTGCAACAAGTTAGTGATTTAGCAAAGCAAATACAGGGAAACCAAGAGATATTTGTTCGGCTAGAAACTATGGAGGCACTTCTGGATTCTGGCATGGAGACCGGCCCCATAACAAAAGCCTTGGGGCCTATAAAAAACATTCTTGCTGAATTAGATTGGCTGACAACTGAACAAGCTAGAGACTTTGATAACCAGCAGGTATTTCAAGCGGCTGCATCGTACATTGTTCCGCGCATGAGGGTCGCTGGCTCCGGGGCAAGCTCTGACTTTGAGCAGGCTTTGTTCGCACGGGCTACAGCGCAACTTGCAAACACACCCGCAGCCAACCGAGTAATAATTGGAGGAATGAAGGCTTTACAGAAACATCAAAAAGAAGTTTTGAAGATGCAAGAAAGATATTTACAAGAAAAAGGGAACCTACTTGGGTTCACAGAATCTGCTGAAGTTTATTTCAAAGAAAACCCAATCTTTCAAAAATTCGAAACACAAGTTGAACTTGCGAAAGCAATCAAAGAAGAAAAAATAGAAATTGGAGAACTGTGGTTCAACAAAGATGACCGTCAGTTTGAGGTACTTGACGAAACTATGATGGGCGAACTTGAGCGAGCGGGGCTTCTGCAATGAGCAACTTTGGCAGCATAACGACA